AATCCAACTACGATGAACATGAAAAAGTTTATGGTAAGTTTAGGAAGGCATCTGGTGCGCGTGACCAAATAATGCTAAACCAAGCTATGCACGATGGTACAGAAACAACCATAATTATCGCCACTGACGCTGGTGCTGACGGAAAGCAGGTGTTTCAAGAAATGGCTAGAAAGTTTTTAAATAAGGGTTTTAAGGTACGTTCAGCCCCTACCACAGTACAGTCTGGTAAGTTTTCTAGGTTTGAGCCATTTTTAATGGCTTGTGAAGCAGGTCTTGTTTTTATTGTCGAAGATTCTTTTCCAGATGCAAGGACATTAGAGGTTTTCTACAGAGAGCTTGAGCAGTTCGCCCCAACACTACCTAATGGTAATAAGTGGAGGTCATCAAGGATTTTGAAAGACGATTTTTGTGACACGGTAAGTGATGCTTACAATACCCTATCAAAACAACAAGTCCTCCCTACAATCTCATTACCAAATTTAACAAAAGCAAATGAATTTAATTTCTAAGAGGGTTTATGGAAGAAGATTTACAACTTGAGAAAGGTGACAATCCTATCCCTCGTGTACGAATGAGCGAGATGGGTACAGTCGGCCTACGCTCATATAGTGGTTATATCTATGAAGAAGATCGCCCTGAACTTAGAGGTTTGGGTTGGATTAAAGAAGTACGCAAAATGCGGAATGACCCTGTTGTAAGGTCTGGCGTTGAGCTTCTTCAGATGTGGATGCTTCGTGGTAATCCTCGTGTTGTACCTTTCTCAGATGATGAGAACGATGTTAAGAAAGCCAAGTTCATTGAACAATGTATGAATGATATGGAACATACGTTTGATAACGTAATGACTGACATTGTTTCTTATATCTTCTACGGATACGCCCCTCTTGAAAAAGTATTCAAGAAGCGCCTTAGTGGTCAATCCAAGTATAATGATGGTTTAGTTGGTTGGAAAAAACTTCCCCTACGCTCACAAGATACTTGCTACGAATGGAAGTTTGACGATACCGCACGTAAAGTCACCCATATGATTCAAGACATCAATGGTGTGTCTAGTGGTGAGCGATTAAACAGATTACTGTTTGTTCATCCAGCAGGTGAAATTGAGATCCCTATGGATAAACTACTGAACTTCCGATACAACGGTAGTAGAGATAATCCAGAAGGTAACAGCCCATTAAAGGCTTGTTGGGGTGCGTATAAGTTCCGTCAACAGATTGAGATGGATGAAGCGGTTGGTGTACAACGTAACCTAAATGGGGTGCCAGTTTACTATGCTCCCGCAGCATATATGTCTCCTGACGCTAAGCCAGAAGAAAAAGCTGTGTACGATGCCATTAAAAATCAAATCCGTAATTACCAAAACAATGAGCAAGCTGGTTTCGTAATCCCTAACGTATTTGATGAGCTAAGCAAACAACGTCTTTTCAGCCTAGAACCTTTAGAGGTCAAAGGTAGTAACCAGTATAACACTACAGAGATTATTAAACGATACGATTTACGTATTCTACAAGTATTGTTTGCTGATGTTCTAATGATGGGTCAATCATCAACAGGCTCATTTGCATTATCTGGTAGTAAAACCAATATCATCGAAATGGCTATTGAACGTAGAATGAAAGAGATTTCTTCTGTGTTTAAGAATGACTTATTCAAACAGACATTCGAGCTTAATGGTTGGGATTCTTCCCGTTTACCTGACTTAGTGTTCGAGTTTCCTGAAGATCATAATCCTGATGAATTTGGTAAGCTGATTCAACGTATCGGTAGTATCAATTTTCTACCTCGAACCCCTGATATGATCGCGTGGGTTGCTAAAGCTGCTGGTTATCCCGATTGGCAATCATTCAAAGATATGAGCCAAGATGAACTTGACAAGTTATTCACTGATAATGAAAGTGGGGCTGGGGAAGGTTTAGGAAGTAGCGGTACTGGAAACACTCAATCAGGTGGAGCTAACAGTGCCACAAACAGCGATAATGCCAGCTAGGAGAATTAATGAGCAATATGCACAAGGTTGCTAGACTTTTAACTGAAAAAGTTTACAACAAACCTTTACTGATTACAGAGGACAGCTTAGTACCTATCCTCGATTATTTAGAAAATCGTACTGGCTCTATGTCACCTAGTGAAGTAGAAGCCTCTTTAGTTGAGCAAGGGTTGTCTCGCTCAGAGAAAATGTTAACAGATGATTTAGCTGTAATACCTATTACTGGTTCTCTCACATATTCAAGCACATTTCTTTCAGCCCTTTGTGGACTAACATCTTACGAAAGTTTAGTGGAAGATGTTTCAGAAGCTTTGGATATGGGTATCAAGACTATTGTATTTCGAGCGGATAGTGGGGGTGGAGAAGCCTTTGCAATGATGTCCTCTGCGGATATGATTAGAGATATGGTAGATAAGTCTGGTGGTAAAATTATTACTTATGTAGACGGTATGGCAGCTTCCGCTTGTTACGGTTTAATCGCTATATCTGACGAAGTAGTCATGCACCCTGATTCACAAGCTGGCTCTATCGGTGTAGTAATTCAGTTGATGAATAATTCAGAGAAGCTAAAGAAGGACGGTTATAAGAGAAAGTTTATTACCTCTGCTGATTATAAGGTCCCTTTTGACGAAGAAGGAGAATTTAAAGAGGATTTCTTGGCTGAATTAAAAGAGTCCGTAGACGAGCTTCACACCAAGTTCGTAAACCATGTCGCCAAATACCGACCAATGTCAGCAGAACAGATTAATGGTTTAAAAGCAAAAGTGTTTAGTGCTAAAAAATCATTATCTTTAGGTCTAGCTGATAAGATTATGGATCACGCAGAGTTCCAGTCTTACTTAGAAAATATTGTCGAAGATAAACAGGAACAAAATATGCCTTTATCATTTTTAACACGCAAAGCAAAGGCTCAGGCCAATGTGGAGCAACCCACCGCTGCGCTTGCAGCACAACAACAAGAGGAACTAGAAATGGCTGATAAAGCCCTTTTAGCTGAAATGCAAGCAAAGCTAGATGCTTTACAGGCTACTTACGACAAAGAAGTTGTAGAAGCTATTGCTGCATTAGATGAAAAAGACGCAGAGTTGAACGCTGCATTGTCTGAATTAGCGGCTGCTAAAGAAGCCTTAGCCCAATTTGAAGCTGACAAAGCACAAGCTGCTTTAGATGCTAAGAAAGCTAAACTTGAAGCTGCTGCTGGTACAGAGATTGCTAATGAAGTATTCCCTGCTCTGTCTGCACTAGATGATGCTGCGTTTGATAAGATTGTTGCTTCATACGAAGTTGCAAATAAAGCATTTGAGAAGTCTCCACTGGCACAAGAAGTTGGCTACGAAGCCGATGGTTCTGCTCCATTAGTACAAGAATCCGCTTTAGCTCGCCGCTTACGCGCTCAAGCTGCTAAACAAAAATAATCCAATCCACAATCGAAGGAAATAAAAATGGCTAAAATTACTACTGATTTCACCAATGAGTCAGATTTAATCAAACACGAATACTTACCACAGTGGGGCTACTGCCGCGATAACGTAGTTTACAATGGCGCTGCACTTACTTTAGCTCGCGGTACGTTGCTGGGCAAAATCACCGCATCAGGTAAATACATTGTAGCTGATAAAGATGCAGTAGATGGTTCTGCTGTAGTTGCTGCAGTAGTTATGGAAGATACAGTTGTCCCCGCTACCACTGACACTCCAGTATTAGCATTAACTCGTGGCCCTGTCGGTGTACTGAAAACATCTCTGGTTCTGGGTGATACCGTTGCCGCTACCGTTTATTCACAACTAGAAGCGCTTGGTATCCAAGTAATCAACGAATACCTGTAATAGCTTGCGCTTTACATTAGAATATAATTAATTAGTAAGGAATAAATAAATGGCTTCAGTCGTTTCTCCAGTAAATTTTAACCAGTTAGTCGATTTGACTACTGAAATTAACCTGATTCCTAATAAGTATCAGCGTTTAGGTCAATTAGGTATCTTCCGTCAGGAAGGTATCTATCAAGATACTGTTGTGTTTGATCGCACCGAGCAAGAAATTCACCTGTTAGCTGATACTAAAGGTTTAGGTAACAAGCAACTGTCAAGTAAAGATTGGAAACGTGAAGTTTTCTCATTGGTAGTTCCAGAGTTTTCGTACTCAGACTATATCACCCCACGCGATGTAAAAGGTATTCGTGCTGTTGGTACTACTGACGCTGAAGAAGCTTTGGCTACCATCCAAGAGCGTAAGCTGCGTAAGCTGCGCGACCTGCATGAACTGACCCACGAATATTTACGTTGGGGTGCAATCAAAGGTATCACTGTTACTCCAGACGGTAAAACCTACGCTAATATGTTCACCGAGTTCAACGTAACTCCTAAAACTGTTAACTTCGATTTCAGCGCTAGTAACGTAAAAGGCTTCTTAGAACAGTGTCGTGAGATTGCTCGCCATATGGAAGATAACCTGATGGATGGTTCTATGTGGGCTGGTCAAGTTCACGTATTTGTATCTCCACAGTTCTTCGATGCGCTGACCACTCACCCAACTACCTTTGAAGCGTATAATATGTACACC